TCTCCTTGTAGGCAGTTTGAGGATGGTGCACAGCGTTGCCCAAGCGCTGTCCCAATGGGGGAGCCGTTCCCCCTTTGAATAGTGGCGGTAGTGCCCGACACTGGTCGGTTTGTGCGTGAGCTTGCGCCTACGCACTAGAGTTTTTCTACCCGTTGCCATGTTGTTGGTACTAACTCGTTTGGCCCCAAATCTTCAATAATCTTCAGGGCATTGGTTATGCGCTCTATGGTGCGTGCTTTGTCCTCGGCGGTGTTTATCGTGTCTCCCTTTAAGGCAATTTCGTACAGACGCTGGGCGTTGGCTAGTTCAGAAGTCGTGCGCTTGATGAGCACCTCCTTGCGTTTGTTGTGTATTGCAGCGAGGGTTGTGCGTGGGAAGGGCACCTTGCGCTTGGCCTTGGCCTTGTGGGGGATACAGGAGAACGCCTGTGCAACAGCGTTCTTGATGTGCGTGGGCACCCAGTCTGTCCAGTGCTCGCCGTTGTTGGTAATGGGGGAGCCGTTCCCCCTTTCGTTTTTCTCCTTAGCCACCTGCGCAGGTGTGGTGTCCGAGCGCATGCTCGGTAGCTCAAACCTAGCCAGCAGCTTCTCCATCACGGCAATGTACGCATCAAAGGCTTGCAGCCGCTGCGTTGCCCCCTGCGGTGGGCGTGTCTGGAAGTTACCCCAGTCACGGGTGTTGACTGCGTTGCTGCTGTAGCTCCTGCCAACACGGGCCGAGTTCAACTCATAACGCAGGGGCTGCACCAAATCCAGCCACGCACGCTTACGCACCGTGCTGCTGATGCGCTCTATGCGCTTGGATTCCTTGGCAACAGCGACCGTATTTTCTATCTGCGCCACGCTGGATGGGTGCAGTCCCTGTGCACGCAAACGCTTGCGTAGCTGCGTGGGTGTGAGGTCTATTCGTTTTTTGTACATGATTGTGTAGCTTTCTGTTAGTTTGGGCCAAGATTATAACACAGCGGACACACCTTGGACAGTTGGTAAGCCGCATGAATGCTCGCTGTGTATTGAAAGTGTCCGTTGTATGTGTCTTTTTTAAAATACTATAACCGGTTAGTAAAAAAAGGTGCGTCTTAGTAAACGGCGAAATGCACCCCTATATGTACACCCCCCTATATATATAAAAAAAAATAAAAAGATATATATATAGGACAGTTTTGGCTGGACGCCAATGTTCATGCGGGTTAGGGGGTGTCCACGGGGTGTCTGCCCCACAATAGTCTTGGACATCGCAAAAAAAAGCTGGACATCTTCAATAATCTTAGAAAGGGGGAACAGTTCCCCCATTCAAGCGAACAAGTCGGCTTGCTTTGGTTGCTTTTCGAGCCACTCAAAGAAGGATTCGTTGGTGCTGAAGACAAGACCTTTTTGGTCTAGCTTGGTGAATACATAGACGAGGTAGTTGGAGCCGCCTTGCGGGTAGTGGTACTGAAGGGTGTACTTGGTAGCGCCAAGCTGGACTGTGCCTACTTCTTTGATGCGGTAAGGGATGAATGAGCGCATGATTTACTCCTTGTTTGTGATGATGAATGTCACGCCTGCTAAGGCGAAGCCTGCAAGCACGAGTAGTGCTTGGCGTAGGTAGTAGCCGTCTGTGTCGAAGCCGTAGCCAAGGGCTGCGCATGAGCAGATGGTCAGTAAACAGGCAAGAAATGTGTTGTCGTTCATGATTGAATCCTTTATTACTTTCAGTTATATAGAATGGGAAACTGTGGTGTCGTTCATAATGAAGTCCTTTATTACTTTCAGTTATATAGAACGGGAAGATGTGTTGGACAGGGAATAAAACAACAGGCAAGCCCTACGCTTGTCCTGTTGCAGATGCGAATGATTCTCTTTTAGATTGGGGGAACCGTTCCCCCATTCAGATAGCAGCCTTGAACTGACGCTTTTGTGCAGGAGACAGGGCAGCGAACTTAACCAAGAGTTGCGCCACCAAGTCCGGCTTGCCTGAACTACGCTGCGTTGCTTTCACAGCCGCCGCACCAGTTGCCACATCCACAAGGTAGCGAACCCGATTGTGCTCGGGCGTATCTTTGGTGAAAGTCAACGCACCACCATTGCGGCTTGGGTGTGGTTGTGCCATACCCTTTTGACTCGCCACATAGATAACGGCATAGACCTTGATGTCAGGGCCTGTGATGCCAGCACTCGCAAGAGTCTCTGCCCATGCATCTGCCTGCCCCTCTATCTGTGTGAACACCTTAGATGCTGCGGTGTATGCGACTGTGTTCAAGGCAATGAATGCCTGTACTTGTTTAGTTACTGTAGCCATTTTGAAATACTCCTTGAGATAGTTGAATGGGGGAACTGTTCCCCCTATCGGCTTGGGCTGATTCCCTAACCGATACCTCTAGTTTACGAATGGGGGTCATTTCAGCCCTATACAGGGCGGCTAAAAGGCGATTCCAGCGACCCCACCGTACCCCCACAGGCCCCTTTTAGATGCCGTGGTCATTGCCGCCATAAACACTGTTCCACAACCATTTTTAGCATTTCTGTAGTTTCCAGTACTTCTACCGTTTTTCAAAAACCCAAAACGCAGGATTCAAATACCACCATTCAAATCCCCTACCCCCTAAAATTTTATAAAAAATACAAAAAACTCTTGTCCAATGTTGGACAAACATAAACAAAAAAAGCCCCCGGTCTCTCGACAGGGGGCTAAAAGGCAACATCCAACATGTGCCCAAGGAGAAGCAACGGTACAAAAAGATTGCACTGCTGCCAGAAAGAAGTGTACACTAACGGCTACGAGGCTACAAGTGCAACGCCAGCACCAACCCTACGCAATGCTAGAACATCTCATCGACGGCGCTTTTGAACCAGACGTGGTGGACATCACCCAAGCTGTGCTGTTGCCGTTTGATAAAGCGGACCCAGCCGACACCATCGACGCCAAAGTCAAGACCGCTGACTGGCTCCAGAAGCTAGAACTAGACGACAGCGCCATACAGGACAAGGCAGCTTCCCAAGCTGCACGGCAGTCCTTTGCCTCGCTTGTAACGGGCCAGACCATACAGAACACACAAGCTGCGCTTACCAACGTGAAGACGCCTGCTGCGGTGCAGCACCTAGTGGGGATGCTTACAGCGTACGATTGGCAGTTTGTGGAGCACGCGCAAGAACTTCGGGGGTATGCGGTGGCCCAGATTTTGGAAGAGGTCAAGCACCCAGATGCACGTATCAGGCTCAAAGCGCTGGACATGTTGGGCAAGGTCACAGAAGTGGCGCTGTTCACAGAGCGCATTGAAGTTAAAAAGACAGACATGACCGACCACGAGTTGGAGCAGCGCATCAAGGACAAACTTAACAAGTTCATGCAAGTCGTTGATGTTGTGGATGTATCTGATAACGCACAGGACTCCCCCGATGCGTCCTGACGTGTTTACTACGCTAAGTAAGGTAGAGCTTGAAGCCATGGGCAAGGCACTGCCCAGCATGTCCAAACAGGAAAAACTAGAACTCTTTGAAGACTTGGCCTTGCGAGAGTCCCGCGCCAGACTTCAGGCGGCGCAGACCAACATGCTAGGGTTTGCTACGGCGGTGTACCCCGGCTTTAAAGTTGGACCCCACCACAGGAAGCTGGCTAAGATATTCACGGATGTGATTGAGGGGCGTAAGAAGCGAGTCATTATCAATATTGCCCCCCGTATGGGCAAGTCAGAGTTCTCCAGCTACCTGTTCCCAGCGTACTTCCTTGGCAAATACCCAGACAAGAAAATTATCATGGGCACGCACACTGCGGGCCTGTCTGAAGACTTTGGAAGGCGCATAAGGAACTTGATCGACTCAGAGGAGTACCATGAAGTTTTCCCCAAGACACTTGTGGCAGACGACCAAAAGGCTGCTGGTAAATGGTCTACCAGCGCTGGGGGTCAGTATTATGCTGCTGGTGTCGGCGGCGCTCTTGCTGGTCGTGGTGCTGATCTGTTTGTTATTGACGACCCTCATTCCGAGCAAGATGTTAAAACCAATAGCCGGCTTGCCTTTGACACTGCGTGGTCTTGGTTTCAGACGGGGCCGCTACAACGGTTGATGCCGGGCGGGGGTATCATTATTGTGATGACACGTTGGTCGCTACTGGACTTGACGGGCCGATTGATTGACTACCAGACCAAGAACCCTGCGTCGATACCGTGGGAGATTGTGGAGCTTCCGGCCATTCTTAATGACGGGCAAGAGAACGAGAAATCGCTGTGGCCCGAGCAGTGGCCCCTTGAGGCGCTCAAGTCTACCAAGGCCAGCATTGAGCCAAGGTATTGGAATTCGCAGTACATGCAGCAGCCAACAAGTGAGAACTCAGCCATTGTCTCCAGAAAGATGTGGCGTATCTGGGAAGCAGAAGACCCGCCCAAGTGTGAGTACATCATACAGTCTTGGGATACGGCGTTTGAGACCAAAAACAATTCCGACTATTCTGCATGCACAACATGGGGCGTTTGGTACAACCCCGAAGAAAATGACAGCCCCCAACTTATACTGCTCGATGCGTTCAAAGAGCGCATGGCGTTTCCGGAACTGAAAGTTGCAGCGCTCAAGCACTACAAGGAGTGGGAGCCAGACGCGTTCATTGTGGAGAAGAAGGCCGCAGGAGCACCGCTGATACAAGAGCTTCGGGCCATGGGCATACCTGTGCAAGAGTTCAGCCCATCAAGGGGCAACGACAAGATGGTGCGCCTTAACGCAGTTGCGGATTTATTCAGTTCAGGTAAAGTCTGGGCACCAGACAGGCGCTGGGCACGGGATGTGATTGAAGAGATGGCAGCATTTCCCGTGGGTGAACACGATGACTTTGTGGACACAACCACACAAGCCCTTCTGCGCTACAGGCAAGGGGGCTTTATCTCGCTCGACACGGACGAGAAAGAAGACAAGATTTACGCGTACTCACGCAAAGCAGCTTATTACTAAGGATCACAAATGGC